TCAGTATTAGGTTATAATAATGTTGAAATATTACAAGACAATTTAGATTTAGAAAGTAAATTTACAGAAACACATTTTGATGATAAAGTTGCAAACGTTATGGATAGCCTAAAAGCAATGTCGAGTAGAAAGAAAAGTTTTGAAAATAAAATTGTTAAAGCAATAGAATCTGAAACTTTTGCAAACATTAAAGATTTATTAAGTGAAAATGATATTGTTGACTTTGAAACACCGCATGGTAAACTTGGTCATCAAGTTAGCCAATTAGGTTACTCAGCACAAGACAATACATTATCTAATTATTTACATAGCATTAGTAGTAAAATTAGTGCTGGTGGACAACTTAACCAATTTGAATATGGTACTATAAAGAGTTGTTTACTAGGTGCAGGTCAGCACAATGTACAAAGTGCTCCTATGAACGTTGAAGAATCATATGAAGCATTTATGGACCGCTTTGACGTATAAAATACGTTTATAAAGATAAATAAATTTGTTGGTAAAATAATTTACCAATAGTTGTAAAAAGGTGTTGACTTTTTTACATCTTGGCATTATAATAAAAAACAGTAATACCCTAAACACAGAAGGTATTACGAACATGGCAAATATAGGAGAAATATCATGGCCTCATTAGCAGAAATAAGAGCAAAGTTACAATCAATGGAAAACAATTCCAAAGGTAATTCCCAAGCTCAAAGCGATAACGCAATATACCCATTTTGGAACATAGACGAAGGAAGTAGTACTTTACTACGATTCCTGCCTGACAGTGATCCAAACAACACGTTCTTTTGGGTAGAACGACAAATGATCAGACTTACATTCCCAGGAATAGTAGGCGGTGATCAAAAGCCAACAACTGTACAAGTTCCTTGTATGGAAATGTTTGGCGAAACATGTCCAGTATTAACTGAGGTACGTCCTTGGTTTAAAGATCCAAGTCTCGAAGACATGGGTAGAAAGTACTGGAAAAAAAGAAGTTACATCTTCCAAGGGTTTGTAAATGAAAATCCTTTAGATGAAACTGCACCAGAGAATCCAATTAGAAGATTTGTAATTGGTCCTCAAATATTTAACATAATCAAATCAGCACTTATGGACCCAGAGATGGAAAACCTTCCAACAGACTATGTTGCAGGTACTGACTTTAGATTATCTAAAACAACCAAAGGTCAATACGCAGACTATTCTACAAGTAAATGGGCACGAAAAGAAAGTGGTCTTACTGAAGAGAATTTAGCGGCAATTGATACACATGGTTTGTATAACTTAAACGACTTCCTTCCTGCTAAACCAACAGCAGAAGGTGTACAAGCGATAGCAGAGATGTTCCAAGCATCAGTAGATGGAGAACTGTATGACCCAGAAAAATGGGGCAACTTTTTCAAACCCTATGGACTTGATACTGGAACAAAAACACAGGCAACTGTGGCTCCAGCTCAAACTGTACAAACAACTACAACAGAGAGTGTGGCACCTGTAAGTGCTCCAGAACCTGTAGTAGCGGAAACAACTGCACCAGCGGTAGAGACTGCACCAGCACCAGCGGCTGAAACAGTAGCAACTGCTCCTGCAGGAGATACTGGTAAGAAATCAGCAGATGATATTCTTAACATGATCAGAAACAGACAGTCGTAAGGAGAGATTATGCAAAAGCCATTTGACTTAACAAAGTTCAGAACCGGTTTAACCAAAAGCATAACTGGTATTAGTGCTGGATTCCATGACCCAAAGGATTGGATTAGTACTGGTAACAAAACATTAGACTACCTAATAAGTGGAGACTTCAATGGAGGTATCCCACTAGGTAAAGTTAGTGTATTTGCAGGTGAATCAGGTTCTGGTAAATCGTTTATATGTTCTGGAAACATTGTTAAAAATGCACAAGATCAAGGATGTCAAGTAGTATTATTTGACTCTGAGAATGCATTGGATGAACAATGGTTACAGGCATTGGATGTTGATACGTCACCAGAAAAACTATTAAAAATTAGTGTTTCAATGATTGACGATGTTGCTAAAGCAATAAGTGAATTTATGAAAGACTACAAAAACAATTATGGCGATATGGCATATGAAGATATGCCTAAATTACTATTTGTTATAGATAGTTTAGGAATGTTATTAACTCCTACTGACGTAACTCAATTTGAGAAAGGTGATATGAAAGGTGATATGGGTAGAAAACCAAAGGCATTGGCGTCTTTAGTTAGAAACACAGTTAACCAAATAGCACCCTTCCCAATTGGAATTGTAGCAACTAATCATACTTATGCATCACAAGACATGTTTGATCCTGATGATAAAATATCAGGCGGACAAGGCTTTATATATGCATCAAGTATTGTTGTAGCAATAAAGAAACTAAAATTAAAAGAAGATGCGGATGGAAATAAAGTATCTACAGTACAAGGTATAAGAGCCGCCTGTAAAGTTATGAAGTCAAGATACAGTAAACCTTTTGAAGGTGTGCAGATCAAGATTCCATATGAAACAGGAATGGACCCTTATAGTGGTATGTTAGAAATGTTAGAAGCAAAAGGCATTGTGGTTAAAGTCGGCAACAAACTTTCTTATGTATCGCCAGTTACTGGTGAAGAAATCAAAGAGTTCAGAAAAGGCTGGACTGATGATAAACTTCAAGTAATTTTAGATGAATGGGGTCAAAATCCTATAGCACAGGATGATGTAATAGAAGATATTGATCCAGAAGAACTAGAACCTAATATGGAGGATTATACAGATGAATCCTGATATAGAGTTACTTTATAATATATGGGATAGTGTTAAACCATATGTAGCAGTAAAGGAACGACTTCATGTTGCTGAAGAGATTGTAAGAGTTTTTGATGATCAATTGGATATATCAGAAGTAGAAGACAATCTAAATCAATTTGATTCAGTAATGAAGGCGGCACTAATTAGTCATTATGAATTCGGATTAGACGATGATGATGACGAAGAGGATTGGGAATAATATATGGCTACCCATTATAATAATATTGTTCAAGACTTAGGTAATATAGTTCCGGCAATCGAGTATTACGAAAAAGAATTGAACGAAGCAAGATGGGAAGTAAAGATCAAAGGGAGTTTGGAGAAAGCCTCCTCCTCCCTACCCGGTCTGACAGAGTTTCGCTTCAATCAACTACAAGAGATTGAAGCAATTCTCGAACATCTAAATATAGAACTTCGCAAAGAACGTTCTAAAACATTCAGAAAATATTTGGAAAATTATAATAGAACTTTGAGCAGTAGAGATGCAGATAAGTTTGTAGATGGTGAACAATCAGTTATAGATCTAACTCACCTTGTGAACCAATTTAGCCTTTTGAGAAATAAATACTTAGGCATAATGAAAGGATTGGATACAAAGCAATGGCAGATAGGACACATAACGAGATTGAGAACGGCAGGAATGGAAGACATAGTGATAGAATAGTCCATCACTTTAATTTACAAGACTGCGAAGAAAGAGCAAGAACTAATTTTGAAGATTTTTCAGTAACACTTACAAAAGATCTTGTAAACAAATTAGAAGCAGACCCAAGTTATTCAAAACAAATAGATATAATTTTTAGGTATACTAGTGAAGGTACCTTATGGTTAGTCAATGGTGAATGGTGGGCAGGCACAATACACAAATTTGCAAAAAAATATAATATACCATTAGAAAATATTACATTTCTATCAGCAAGTGCTACAGTAGAAAGTTCATATAATAAATGGCATTCTTTACATGCTCCAAATGACGGTAAAATAAATTGTGATTATGAACACTTTGGTTTTGAACTATATGGTAAGAATAAAAGATATTACGATTATTTAAAATTTACTACAGAAGCACCCACAGATATTAGAAAACATAAATTTAATTGTTTTAATAGAAATATGTTAGCACACAGACAGAGATTTATGCTGTCTATGTGGGAAAAGGGATTAATAGAGACAGATAAATTAACTAGTTTTCATTACTATAAAGATGTAGATTTTATGCCACAGTTTTCTGTGCCAGAAGAATTACAAAAACTTTTACCTATACAATGCGATATTAAAGGTGATTGGCAGACAGCATTTGATACATTATTTGAAATTGTAGAATGGACAGGAGATGATGGTGGAGACTGGAATAAAGTAGGTGATTACAGATATGTATATGAAAATTCTTATTTTACTGTAACTACTGAAAGTTCAGAATGTTATACACTTGCAGATCAATTTGATGATGAAGAATTAAATAATTATCTCAAACCTTTTCATACAGAAATGTTTATTACTGAAAAAACAACACGACCTATGTTAAATTTACATCCACAGGTAATCTATTGTTGTACAGGTACTTTAGACCATTTAAGAAGTATGGGATATAAAACATTTAG